GGGGAGGACCCGCGAGGGGGTGGGGGTCAGCCCCTGCCCAGCTTGCGCTGCACCTCGGCCTCGTAGGCCTTGCGCACCTCGGCTGGCCATGCCTGCCCGAAGGCCTTGGTGAGGATCTCGCGCACGGGGAACTGCGGGCGCCTGACCTTGGGGGTGGGGTCGATGGTGAACACCCGCCGGGTGCTGCGCTCCAGCGTGGAGGTGCGGCTGATGAAGGCCTCCTTGCGCTCGAACACGGCCTTGATCGAGCTGCCCGGCTTGACCGGCCCGATGAAGTACTGGCCACCGCCTTGGCGTGCCTGGCCAAGGATCGTGGCGTACTTGCTCAGCGAGACGTTGCCTGCTGCGTTGGTGAGGCCTGAGCCCTTGGCTGGCACCAGCACAGCGCCGGGCGCTTCACGGGCGATCTTGCTGGCCGAGAGGTCAGCGCCCTTCAGCTTCGGCGTGGTGCCCTTCACGATCGGCTGCAGGTAGCGGCCTGCGGCATTGCCGCGGCCTTGGGGGTCGGAGCGGAAGCCCACCTCGGTCTCGAGGGTGTCAGGCCGTGCGAAGCGGACGTAGGTGCCGTTGAGGGTCCAGCGGGTCGGCTGATCGATGTAGCGAGGGGTCTGCTGCTTCAGCTGCGCCTGGGCAGCGCGAGCAGCGCCTGTGAGCGCCCTGGAGGTGGCGAAGCGCAGGTTCTGGTCCGTGAGCAGTGCCACGCGGCTCGAGAGCCGTTGCAGGTCGCTCTGGAGGTCAATGCGGACGGTTGCCATGGCTTCACCGTAAGCGGGTCCGATGGATGTAAGGCCGTTCGCTTCGGATCACAAGCAGCCCATCTTCGACCCGATGCACGTGGTAGCGAGCAAATGCCCCGCGGGAGTAGCGAGCGATCCATGCGCGGATCACCGGCTCGGTGCGGCCTGTGGCGTCGATGCCATCAGCCATGGGGATGAGGAACGATCCGCCCGGCTCCAAGGAGGCCAGCGGCCAATCGGGCTTGGGGTATGCCTTGCGGCCGATCCAGACGGTGCGGCCATCGACTTCGTGGAACGTTCCCATGCAGTCACTCAGCAATACAGCAACAGGATACGGCCCTTGCCAACCCTGCCGACTTCACCGACCTGCGCCCTATATAGGGGTATTCCTCCCTCTCCCCTCTCCCCTTTTATACTTTATCCTATAGGTTAGAAGGTTAGATAGGTAAGAAGAAGGGAGGCGGGGCAAGGGTTTAGGCCTTGCTAACCTCATTTCAGAGGTTGGCAAAACACCCATTTCTGCCTACCTTCCAACGTAATCCGCTTCTTTTGGAAACCGAGATCACGGAGCAGCGTGGCGACCTGCATCTGGTCCGCACGGCTCTGACGCTCCACCGGCTTGCCGATCGCCTCCGTCAGAAGCAGCTCCGAGGTGATGTGCCGCTGCGCGTTCCGTGGTGCCCCGAGCCAGTCCTCAATGGCCGCTTTCCACGGGCTGTCGACCAGGTAGGTGAGGTTCTCGATGTCCACCCGCTCAGCCAGCTCCCGCGGCAGGTGGTTCGCCTCCTTGTTCCGGTAGGCGGTAACCGCTGCGCTCCAGATGGCGTCCCGCTCAAGCAGCAGCTCATCGACGGGGATCTGGCTGGGCACAGCGACGGGGATCACCCAGAAGCGGCGGTTGCCGGTGTCGTCCACCAGGAAGCCGGTGTCGCGGTTGGTGGAGCCCACGATGATCGAGCGGCGCGGGTAGTCCTCGGTGCTGCGCGCGTACGGCGCGCGGAAGGTGTCGGTCTGCTGGGTGAGGAAGGCCTTGATCTGACCGGCGTGCTTGCGGCCGGTGATGTGATCGAGCTCCGCCCACTCCATGATCCAGGAGCGGTGGAGCACCATCAGGTCATCGCGGGATGACACGTCGCGGAGCGCATCGCTGAACCAGAGGCCGCCGAGGTTGCGCCAGAAGGTGGACTTCCCGCAGCCCTGCGGCCCCATGAGGACGCAGGCCGAGTCGTGCTTGCTGCCGGGCTCAAAGACGCGGCGGACGGCAGCGATGAGCGTGGCCTTCAGCATGGCGTCGTAGAGCGTGCCGGGCTGATCTGCGGGGCGCAGGTAGGCGGTGGCGAGGTGGTCGATGTCGGTGGCGGGCACGTGATCGGCGACGTGCTCGAGGTATTCGCGGACCGGATCGAAGGGGTTCTCGAGCGCGACCTTGTGGAGCGCATCAGCGGCGAGCTCCTTGGTTGTCTTGATGCCGTCTTCGGCGAGCTTCAGGTAGAAGTGCTCGATGTGCTCGATCGGCTTCTGCTCAAGCTCAATGCGCTGGGAGAAGACGTTCCAGCGGAGGGTGTCGCCGAGCTGCTGGCGCAGCAGGTTGATCAGCTCGAGGGAGTCGAGGCGGAGCAGCTTGGCTGTAGGCTTCTGGGTGCTGCGCTCCTGTGGCTGGACGGCGGGCCGCTCGGCTGGAGACGGGCGGCCTTTTTCGTGGCCTGCGAGATGAGCAAGGGTGCCGAGGGAGACGCCACCGGCTGCGGCATGGAAGGTGCGCCACTTCGCTTCGCAGATGCCGGGCTCGAACTTCCCGGATGAGGCAGACCAGCTGATCCAATCTGAGAGGAGCGAGTCGTCACCGACGCTGTGAAGCGCCATGCCGACCTTCACCCATGTGTCGTAGTCGTCAGCGTCAGCTGCTGGCACTGCGGCGAGGAAATCGCGAGCGCGCTGGCTGTCGGTGTCCGGCAGGCGGAGCAGCGGTGCGGGGTCGGGCTTGTGGCGCTGCATCTGCTGGAGCAGCAGCGAGGGTGCCTCAGCGAGGGGCAGCTCACCGGGTCCGCGACCCTTCAGCCAGCGGTAGGCGCCGGTGATCGGGTGAGCGCCTGCGACGACGGACTGGCAGCCGGACCAGCGGAGCTCGAGCTGTTCGCCCTTGATCGAGCTGCGCAGCTTCGTGGTCTTGATGGTGGACCAGAAGGGCTCGGGGACCTGGTAGATGATCTGGACGCGGGCATCACGGCCTGAGGTGACGGCCCATGATTTCGGCAGGTCGCGGAGTGGTGCGCCGATCTGCTCGAGCACCTCGGAGGCGCCGAGGCCATCGTGATCGACGAAGAGAAGGCCGCCTGATTGGGGACCGGCGATCACGCCGATCGCGACAGCACGGCCGGCGGTGATCTCGGCGGTGAGATCAGCGCGGGAGATGGGGTGCTTCTGCCACTCGGGCTGATAGGGGCGCTTGTCGTTACCGACTGCGACGAGAGCCCATGAGTCTGGGAGTTGGGAGAGCTGCTGGAGGAGGGGGTGGCTGGTCATCCATAGACCTATGAACCGTCAGAGTTTGGCGGGAAGGTTGGCAGGTTGGCAACCAGATGGTGAGCATCTGCAACAGTCCGCGCCACGCCAGCGATGCCACCAGCGGTACGGACGGCATGGAGCCAGTGGGTCTGTGCAGGCGAGAGGCGACCTGTGGCGGTCTTCACCTCCACGCTGGTGAACACGGCGATGCGCCGGCCGACCATCTCGGGGGTCACCACGAGAGTGCGCCAGCCGATCAGGTCAGCGGAACCGCGGGCAAGGCCGAAGGTGACAAGGCGCCCGGTGCGTGGATCAGGCAGGCTGCCCACCTGGTTTCGAAACAGTCGGGCATCGGGGTGCGTGCCGAGCGCGAGACGGATGCGCTGCTGCAGGTCGGTCTCGGGGTTCGCCACATCAGGCCGATCGGTTGCGCGCATTGTGGACCTTCCACGCCCATGCGGGGCTGTAGCCGCGCTGGCGTGCGATGGCCATGAGCTCGGGCAGCGTGCGGGCACGGCGGCGCTCGGCGACACGCTGGCGCACGGCCTCGCGGTGGAGCTCCTTCAGCTCACCATCGACCTGCCGCAGCTGACGCGCAGGCTGGATCGGCACCGGTGTGCCGCAGCAGGGACAGGCCGGCTGTGGTGCAAATGCAGCAAAACAGGTCTGGCATGTGCGAACGCACGGGGCTGCAGCACCAGCTGCGCGGCTGCGCTTCAGGCGATCATCCAGCGACCAGTCGCGATGATCATCGGGGAAGCCATGGCGGTGGACGTTGCCGACGTGATCGAGGATGACGGCGTGCGCCTTGCCGGGCGCCGGCCTGAGCACACGGCCGACTTGCTGCAGATAGAGGCCGAGGCTGGCGGTGGGGCGCAGCAGGATGGCGGCTTCGGCATCGGGGCAGTCGAAGCCCTCGGAGACCACATCGACGGTGACGAGGAGCTGGAGGGTGCCAGCGACGAACTGCCGCAGCAGATCGTCACGATGCTGTGTTGCTGTTGTGCCGAGCAGCGTGGCGGCTGTGATTCCTGATTCGGTGAAGGCCGCGGCCACGGAGTCTGCGTGCTTTGCAGAACAGCAAAAGGCGATCGCGCGCTTGCCTGCGCAGATTCGCAGATAGTGACTGATGGCATCACCGGTGACAGTGGGGCGATCCATGCGATCTGCTGCCTGTTCTGCTGAATAGTCCCCTGCGCGAATTGTGATTCTTGATAGGTCTGCAACAACAGGCGGCGCGAAGATGCGCGCAGGTGAGAGGTGCCCTTTTGATGTAAGGGCTGCCACCGATGGACCGAGCACCATGTGATCGAACATCTTCTGCAGGCCTTGGCCGTCGCGTCGAACGGGGGTTGCAGTAACGCCAAGGCGAAAGGCTTGCGGCCAGTGGTTGAGCACTGACGACCAGGTGCCAGCTACCGCGTGATGAGCCTCATCGATGACGATGAGATCTGGCTGCCAGTGCTGACGATGCAATCGCCTTGCGAGCGTCTGCACCGATGCAACCTGCACCGGATGATCGGCTTCCGGGTGACCAGCCGCGATCACACCATGGGGCACGCCGGCAAGGTGCAGCTTCGCGCTGGCCTGCAGGATCAGCTCACGCCTGTGGACGAGGATCAGCACGCGGCGGCCACGATCTGCGGCGCCAGCGGTGATCGCTGAGAAGCAGCAAGTCTTGCCACCACCGGTCGGTAGGACCAGCAGTGGAGCGCGCGCGCCTTGGCGGTAGGCAGCACGAAGGTCTGAGATCGCCTGTGATTGATAGTCGCGAAGCGTGAGACTCATGAGACTTGACCTTGGATAGCGGGAAGGAATACCAAGGTCAGCGGCCGGATACTAGCCGGCAGAGAGGGAAATACTGAGAACTACTGGGGGAAGCGATGACAAGCGACGAAACGGTGGTAACTTGCGTGAGCCTTCGGGACGAACCGAACATGCCTCGACCGCGACCATTGCCGCCAATCGACCAGCTGCGGCATCTCTATGAGCTGCGCGACGGGATCCTTGTGCGCAGGGTGAGCCGCGCCAGCTTCAAGGCCGGCACTGTGCCTGGCCACCAATCAAGCGATGGCTATTGGTCTGTAAAGATTGATGATCGCAGCTATTCGCTTCACCGGATTGTTTGGGCTGTTGCCAACGGCCAAGACCCCGGTGAAATGCAGATTGACCATATTGATGGCAATCGCTCCAACAACCGTCCAGAAAATCTTCGTTTAGCTACTCCGTCTCAGAACGCAGCCAACAGAGCAGCAAAGGGATACCACCGTGTTGGCAGCGGCTTTCAAGCTCGCATCCAACAGCAGCACATCGGTTACTTCCTAAGCGAAGAAGCTGCAGCCGATGCTTATCGCGCCGAACGTATCCGCAGGTTCGGGGAGTATGCACATGTTTCCTAAGCGACAGCTTTCCAATGCTGACTACCACGCCTTGACCGGTGTGGTCTCTAAAAGCCACCTCGATCAGATCGCCCGCAGCCCGCTGCACTACTGGGCGCGGTATCTGGACCCGAACCGGGTGGAGCCTGAGCCGACGCCAGCGATGCGGCTCGGCACTGCGGTTCACACGCTGACGCTGGAGCCCGACAGCTGGGAGGAGCGCTACGTGACCGCGCCGCAGATCGATCGCCGCACCAAGGCCGGCAAGGAGGAGTGGGCTGCGTTCGAGGCTGAGGCCGCTGGCCGTGAGCTGATCAGCTGCGACGATCGCGCCATCATCAGCCGCATGGCCGAGGCGGTGTGGACGCACCCTGCAGCTGGTGCGCTGCTGAAGCTGAAGGGCAAGGCCGAGACCACGCACATCTGGACCGATGAGGCGACCGGGCTTGAGTGCAAGTGCCGGCCGGACTGGCTGACCGATGACGGCAGCCTGATCGTGGACCTGAAGACCACGGAGGATGCGAGCCCGGCTGGGTTCAGGAAGTCGATCGCGAACTTTCGCTACCACGTGCAGGCGGCCTGGTATCTGCACGGCCTCGAGCAGGCCACGCCACGCCGGCCGGAGGGGTTCATCTTCATCTGCGTGGAGAAGAAGCCACCGCACGCCGTGGCGGTCTATGTGGCCGATGGCGAGATGATCGGCGCCGGCGGTGAGCGTGCGCTGCAGGATCTGGAGCGGCTGGCCGAGTGCCGCGCTGCTGGCCGGTGGCCGGGCTACAGCGAGGAGATCGAGCCGATCGGGCTGCCGGCATGGATGCGGCCGCGGCCGGATGGATCGCTGCCAGCCGGAGCGCCACCCGAGATCGAGCTCTACTGATGCGGATCACCTACGCAGCCATCCGCGCACCTGCAGCGGCGCTGGCCGGCGGCTGGTTCCTGACGGAGCTGTGGCCGATCACCTACTGGCCGGCGGTGGCCGGCTGCCTGTTCATCTACCTGACCTTGAGACTTCAACCATGAGCGAACAATCGACAGGCGCACTGGTGCCCAGCAGTGGCGGCAGCGTGTTCTCCGGCATCCAGGCGTTCGAGGATGCGCAGCGGATTGCGAAGGCGCTGGCCAGCAGCACGCTGATCCCGCCGCAGTTCCAGGGGCAGCAGGGCTTCGCGAACTGCCTGGTGGCGCTGGAGATCGCCAACCGGATGCGGATGAGCCCGTTCCAGGTGATGCAGAACCTGCACATCATCCACGGCCGCCCGAGCTGGAGCAGCCAGTTCATCATCGGCCTGATCAACGGGTGCGGCCGGTTCAGCCCGCTGCGCTACGAGATGACGGGCAGCGGCGACAGCCTGGCTTGCTACTGCGTGGCCACCGAGCACGCCAGCGGCAATGACCTGAAGGGTCCGGCCGTGAGCATGGCGATGGCGAAGAAGGAAGGCTGGGCGACGAAGAGCGGCAGCAAGTGGCAGACCATGCCCGAGCTGATGATCCGCTACCGCGCCGCGGCCTTCTGGGGTCGGCTGTACATCCCCGAGCTGCTGGTCGGCATCCAGACCGAGGAGGAGGTGGTGGACGTGGAGCCCGTCACGGTGCGCCCGGCCGTGGAGCAGCTGAACGCGAAGATCAAGCAGCCGGCGGCGGAGCCGGTTGAGGTGGTGGAGGCAAGCGATGCAGATGAAATCTTCTGAGCCCGGATACCTGCAGCCACGCGAGCTGGCCGCGCGATGGCGAGGTGTCGTCACGCTGAGCACGCTCGATAACTGGCGCAGCCAGAACCGCGGCCCGAGGTTCGTGAAGATCGGAGGCCGTGTCCTGTATCCCGTCGCCGAGGTAGAGGCCTACGAGGCTCGAAACCTGCGCGGGATGCCCAACAATCCACCTACCCAACCGAGACCATGAGCTTCAAACTGAACCTGGCAATCTTCAAGTCCACCAAGCCCGACAGCAAGGTGGACTTCAGCGGCCGGATGAACATCAAGCCGGAGGATCTCGATGCGCTGTGCGCGTTCGTGCTGAGCCAGCCGGTTGACCAGTACGGCAGTGTCCAGGTGCCTGTCAGCGGCTGGAAGAAGCAAAGCAGCAACGGCACGGCCTACGTGAGCGCGGTGGCGCAGCCTCCCCGCGACTGGGTGCCGCCCGTCACCGCTCAGAGCGCTGCCGAGAGCCTTGCCGCGGCCACCGATGGCGTGGTGACCGAGATCACTGAGGCCGATCTGTTCTAGGGAAGCCCATCAGCTCGCATTCGAGGCGGGCGATCTCATTGACGGCCTGCTGCAGCAGCTGCTGCTGGTAGCAGGCCTGCTTGAGGAGAGCTGCAGCCATAGCGCCCGCATCCTTGCTTGCCAGCAGGGTGCGGGCTTGTTTTTCGATCTCAAACTGTTGCTCTGGCGATAGCTCCACCGCCATCCACTGTCCGAAGTTCACTGTGCCATAGTGGCGGGGTACAGGTTCAGGATACCTATGGAGTGCCCACGCTGCGGTAGCGGTGAGATCAGGGCGATTGCAACGAACGGGAAGCAGCCTGACAAGGTGACCCGCCAGCGGAGGTGCGTGGACTGCCGCCATACCTGGTACACAGTCGAGCTGCCGGTGAGCCTGGTGGCGATCGGCTGGACGCGCACACCCGGCAGCAAAAAGAGCGTGCCCGTTCTACGTGTGCCTGTGGAGCTGGCGGTCGGCAGCAACGCAGTGTGAAGAACTGTCACAGCGGTTAGCAGGGTGACCCGTCGGCGGGGCATACTTAGGGGACGCCCAACCGGGCACCGCAACACACCCATGCTCACCGCAACCCTGCTGGTGATCTGGAAGCTGATCCTGCCGCTGCTGTTCGTAGTGGCAGTGATCGACTGGCTCACTGCCTCCGAAACCCGTCGCGTTCGCGTCCTGCGTCGCACGGGTCTCAGCCAGCGACAGATCGCCACCCGCCTCAACCTCACCCGCTATCGCGTCCGCCAAGCGCTCGCATCATGATCAACCGCATCAACAACGCCATCTGCCTGCTGATCGTGGCCTCCGTGTTCGCCATGATCGGCATTGAGTCCGGCGCACACCACGGCACCAACCACACCGGCACGCAGTCCTACGTGGAGGTGCGGAAGTGAGCCACCCCATCACACCACCGCCGTCAGAACTGGTTGAGCAGTGGAGAAGGTCTGGCCCTGCGGAAGCTGCCGTCAACAATGCCTACGAGCGCCACATTGCCACCCGCGCCGCCCAATGGGGCGCAGATCATGAGCTGGAGGCGTGTTGTGAGTGGCTGATACTGAATGGTTACGGAGCAGCCACCAGCAGACTCCGCACGGCCCGCCGCCCCAAGCCGCCGAGCTTGAAGGAGCTGGCGCTTGACGATTTGCGCATTGCTTTTGATAGGGGCTGTTTAAGCGGAATACAGGCTGACACCATCCGCCGCGCACTGGAGCAGCTCGATGACTGAACGCCGCTTCTACTTCCAGATCCGCAGCGCCAATGTGATCGAGTGCATCACGGCGCAGACGTTCACCGAAGCAGTCGGCATCGCTGCCGATAGCTGGCTGCCGTGGTGGCACGAGATCGAATGGCTCAACCCTGAAACCGAAACCCATGTCTGAGATTGTTGGCGCCATGCTGCCTTGGCAATGGCGTGAGGATGAGTCCACCAGCAAGCACGGCGACGGTATCAGCCGGCCGCGGCCGAAGGCGCGCACGCGCGAGTTTCGGCTGATCATCTACCCACAAGGCGCACGGCCGATGACGTGGATCACGCAGGCTGAGAGCAAGCGCCACGCCATCCGCTACGCCGAGGCCCGCTGGCCTGGTGCCACGGTGGAGGTGGCGTGATGGACACGCGCCAACGCCTCGAGCAGCTGCTCACCGATAGCGGCACATACCAGCAAGGCAGACAAGATGAGCGGGACCGCATTGTTCAGCTGATCGATATCAGAATCGACGAGCTGAGCAGCGTGCCAGGCATCCGCAACCGCCAGCAGCTCTGCGCTGAGCTGCTGCACATCCGCCAACACCTTGAACAATGAAGTCACACCAGCTGGACCAGCAGCGCGCCGACATGATGGAAGCCCTCTACGAACGGAGTGGCCGCGATCAGCTGCCCTACGGCCATCCACTGCGCAGCACCTATACCGGGCTGTGGGAGGAGTTTGCGCTTGATCTTGCCGCCAACTTCCGCGACACCGACTACCCCGAGATGCTCGCCCGCGTGGTGCGCGCCATGGATGCCACGGAGTCCGTGTTCAGCCAGAAGCAGGCGCAGCAGGCGATCGAGGTGTGCCGCCAGCAGCTGCTCGGAGACAAGTGGCGATGAGCGTTGAGCTGATCCACTGCACGCCTGATGCTGAGGCGTTGATCGTGAAGATGGCCAGGGTGAGCAACCCGGCCAATGCCGACAATCAGGCCACAGCACCACGGCTGCTGCGGTATCTGATCCGGCACCGGCACTGGTCGCCATTTGAGATGGCCAGCCTGTGCCTGAAGATCGAAACCGAGCGCGATATAGCGGCACAGATCCTGCGGCATCGGTCGTTCAGCTTCCAGGAGTTTTCGACCCGCTACGCCGTCACCGGCAGGGCGCAGGCGCCACGCTTGCGCCGGCAAGACACGGAGAACCGGCAGAACAGCTTCGACGATCTGGACACGACAGCGCAGCAGGCATGGGGCAACCTGCTGAGCGATCACCTCACGCGATCCCATGCGCTCTACCAGCAGCTGCTGGAGCAGGGCATCGCCAAGGAGACTGCTCGCCGGATCCTGCCGCTCTGCACCCCCACCACGCTCTACATGATGGGCTCGCTGCGCTCGTGGCTGCACTACATCGATGTGCGGACGGATCCGGCAACGCAGCTGGAGCACCGCGAGATTGCGCTGGCCGCGCGCCAGATCTTCACCGAGCAGTTCCCCACCATCGCGGAGGCCGCCTTTCCATGACTGATCAGATCAACCCGGATCACTACCGCTACGGCCCGGCTGAAGCGATCGACGTGATCGAGGCTGCCATCGCCCGCGCACCTGATCCGGTGCTCGGCAACTGCCAGGGGCATGTCCTCCGCTACATCCTGAGGATGTGGGACAAGGGCGATCCTGCCGTGAACGCTGCGAAGGCGAGGTGGTATCTGAACCGCCTGCTCGGCAAACTGGAGGGATGATGCGCTACCTCCCCGGTCTCAGCCTCCTTGAGCGCCTTGCGCTGTGGGTGCTGGTGCGCAGCCCCCGCACCAGTCTGGTGGTGGTGAAGGAGATGTTCTGGCCGACCGTGTTCACGGCCGCCAATCCAGCGGACCCGGTGGCGGCACACGTCACCGGCGGCCAGTCAGAGCCGGCCTCAATGCTGCTCGAGCGCATCTTCCACCTGCCGAGTTACGGCGAAGAAGAATGATCAGCCTGCACGCCGGCCGTCTGCTGCTGGTGTGCAGCCGCTCCGATCGAAACTGGCACGCGCGCATCGTGCTGGGTCCAAAGCCCGAGCTGCAGATCGAGGCCGATACCGGCACGGTGCAGCTGCAGGCAGCGCTGTTGCGGGCGCAGTCGATCTACCGCGCAGCGGTCACCAACCTGCGGCCAGCCGGGGCGGCGCCAATGTGTTGGGACTGCAAATTCTGGGAGATGCGTCACCAGCGCTGCGGGTTTGAGTTGCCAGAATCGAAGAGAAGCGGCGGCCGTTTCGCGGCCAGGTGTGATCTCTATGTTCGGACCTGAGGTGATCAGCCGCACCGAACGCGATGGCGGCAGCATTGAGACGCTGATGCCGATCAACGGCGAGATCTACTACCGCAGCTGCGTTGGTGGCATCTGCCGCTACAGCTCCGACCTATGGCAGGCCGAGCTGTATCTCGACCACCTGCTAGGCCGCTGATGCTCCGCGACGTGCTGATCCTGATCGTTGAATACTGGCTGACCTGCTGGATCGCGCTGTGGGTCTGCAGCAGGATCCTGCCGTAGCCTGAGCAGGTTCCCGCTCTGCCTCGGCATCGGGCTGTGCAATGGGGTGCCCGGTAGCTGGTCCTCACGCGGTGCCAACCTCACCGCTGCCGGGCGCAGCGGACGCCTAGAAACCTTAAAAGGAACTAGGCAGCCAGATTAGCGCCATCTGCAAGCCACTGCGCGATCGCCCACTCACCGAGTGCGGACCAGAACGGCTGCTGGCGATACCAGCTGACCCACTCCTTGTGGCCCTTCTGGCTGTTGCACATCAGGCAGCAGGAGACGAGGTTCTGGCGCACGGTGAGGCCGCCGTGAACCTTGGGCACTACGTGGTCGAGGGTGGGGCTGCGGCCGAGCGGATCACCGCAGTAGGCGCAGCGGTAGTTCCAGGCGAGGTGGATCTGGTCGCGCGCTGATCGCCGGGTGACGAGGCGCGTCTCATCAATGTGGTGCTGATCCACAGAGGTCCGGCGGCAGGGGGACTGCAGTCACGTCGATCTCGATGATGTCCTCATCGGAGGGGATGAACTCGGCCAGCTGGGAGTAGATGTCAGCGGGCAGATCGTCGGGGTCCGAATCGGATCGGATGATCAGCTTGGCGGAGATCTCTAGGTAGAACGCCCGCATGGGCTGGCCGCCGCTGGTGCCACGGTAGCGACAGGAACAGTGACAGGCAGTGTGACGGATTGTGAACGGACCGTGCGGGACAGGCATGGTGCCCCTTGGGCGGTGTATAGTTCACACATCGACAGCCAACCACTCCGATGACCTACCAAGTGATCGACCGCCAAGACGGCACCGTTCTCGAAACCTGGCCGACCGAGAAGGAAGCTCAGCAAGCCTGCGCTGAAATCTGCGCTCGCTGGGGCGAAGGCGAGGCTTACGTTAAAACCGCCTGACCCCTGCCGGGCCGCTTTGGCGGCCCTACTCTCACCACCATGCAATACATCCTCCGCATCGGCCCGTGGCACGTCGGGCCGTTTCCGACCCACATCGGTGCGCAGCACTTCGCCGAGAGCCACGGCTGCGATGACTACACCCTCATCCCGGTCGATGATCCGGCTGAGGCACCTGGTCGCATCCACCGGATGCGCATGGCACCGCTGCGGCATCCGATGCTGCGCGAATAGTGCGCGAATGGCGCTCCGAGCTGCTCCGCCGCCTGCTGGCAGCCCTTGACTAAGTGCTTGATTTCTCGGGAGATTTTGGTGCCCAGGGGCGGAATCGAACCACCGACACTGCGATTTTCAGCCGACTTTGGAGGCCTCACGGCGGTTCACGGAATCTCACTAAAGGTCCGATTCTGCGCTGCTTTTCCGGTTGACCTTCTCCCGCTGATACACGCAGAATCCCGGCCGTTCGCGCAAATCTGCGCGAATAGTGCGCGAATGGAGAGGGGCATGGCGAAGGAGTGGCAGGCCGATCGGAAGGTGCCCGGCCTCGGGCTGATGGTGCTCGATTCCGGGGTGCGCACCTACTACGTGCGCTACAGGGAGCCGAGCGGCAAACAGCAGCACCACAAGATCGGACGGGCTGGCGTGATCAGCCTCACCACCGCCCGCGAGGAGGCGCTGAAGCTGCTCGGTGACGTTGCCCGCGGCATGGCGCCCACCACTGCGCGCCAGCAGCTCAGGCGCAGCCCCACCATGCAGCAGCTGTTCGAGCGGCTTGATGCCGAGCACTATCCGAAGCTCCGGCCGAACACCGCCACCGGCTACCGCGTCCTCTGGCGCCGCCACATCCTGCCGCGGCTCGGGAGCAGCAAGGCCGCGACAATCACCAGCGCCGATGTGATCGACCTGCTCGGCCAGCTGCCGCGCATCCAGGCGAACCGCACGCTGGCGGTGCTGCGCAAAGCCTTCAACCTGGCGGAGCTGTGGGGCATCAGGCCGCAGAACACCAACCCGTGCCACAAGGTCACCACGGGCAACAGCGAGCGCAAGCGGCGCCGCTACCTGACGCGCGAAGAGCTCCAGCGGCTGCTGGCTGCCTTAGATCGCTTCGGCATCACCCGCGTGCGGTGGCGGTTCGCGCAGCTGATCCGCCTGCTGCTGCTCACCGGCTGCCGCGTTTCAGAGATCAAGGATGCGCGCTGGGAATGGGTGCAGGGTGCTGTGCTGGTGGTGCCGGCCGATTGCCATAAGACGGGCGCCGATGGCAGCGATCGCCGCGTGCAGCTGCCCCCGCAGGCGCTGCAGGTGCTCGAGGAGCTGCACGCCAAATCGAACAGCGAGTGGATCATCCAGGGCGATGGCGATGGCCACCTGATCGGTTACCACCGGATGTGGGCGCAGCTGCTGGAGGCCGCCAAGATCGAGAACCTGCGCGTCCACGATCTCAGGCACAGCTTCGCCAGCCTTGGCCTGAGCGCCGGGCTGAGCCTGCCGCAGATCGGCGGCCTCCTCGGCCACGCCAGCCCGCAGACCACGCAGCGCTACGCGCACCTGATGGATGAGGCAGCAGCCGGCATGGCTGCGAGGGTGGCGGCGCTGATCCGCTAGCCCTTGCTGGCGGTCACGGCCTCGTCGCCGTTGTAGCGGCCGGTGATCGCATAGCTGCGGCCGGGGATGCCGTCCATCTTGTGGAACACCATCTGGCCAATCTTCATGCCCGGCCAGATCGCCACCGGGTGCATCCGGCGTGCGTTGCTGAGCTCCAGCGTCAGGCGGCTGCCATGCCAGCCTGGATCGCACCAGCCGGCCAGCAGGTGCTCAAGGCCTTCGCGTGCGCGGCTGGACTTGAGAACGAACTGCGCCGCGATGAAGTCGGGCAGGTTGAAGATCTCGCGAGTCTCGGCGAGGCAGAACTCACCCGGCTGCAGCCAGTACGGATCGTCCGCCGTGTGGCCGCTGATGCCGTGGATCTGCAGGTCGCGGCTGTCGGCCACCTCGATCATGATCCGATCGCCCAGCAGCACATCGATGCTGGCCGGATTGACCAGATCAGGATCGAACGGCATCACCATCGCGTGCTTCTTGCAGAGATGGTGGATCTCGAAATCAGGCAGCGGCACAGGTTGCTCAGTAGTCCCAGCGCACCCTAGGTCCGCCCTTGCGGATGCCAAGGTGCACAAACCCCTTCGGTGCGCCGTAGCCGAGCGAGTGCGGCCAGGTCTTGTCGCACCAGTCCTGCACGGCGTTGATGTTGGCGCCGTCGATGTAGAAGTCCACCGCGCCCACGCCGATGCCGTCGTAGAGGTGCTCAGAGCTGCTGGCGCCACCCACCGAGCGGTTGACCGCTGGCGGCCGGTAGCCGGAGGTGATCACCACCGGCTTGCCACCGAACTGCGCGCGCACCTTCTCGAGGAACTGCGCCAGCTTCAGCGCTGTGTCGCACTGGTGCTGATGATCGAAGCGCCTTGCTTCCTGGCCTAGCGCAAACTCACCTGCTGTGATGTGCGGCGTGATCTTCTGGCTGAAAGGGCTCTCCGGCGTGAACATCGCGGAGATCGGCCCCGTGGTCTGCCGCTCGCGACCCCACAGGTCACCTTCTGCGATGCGGCGCCGCTTGAGGCCGGCCTCCACGTTGGTGCCGGGGTTGCGGTAGAGCAGCAGGGCATCGGGCACACCCGGCCAGTCCTTCTCGCGCAGGCGGCGGCTGATGGTCTCGAAACCCTTGGTGCCATAGAACGCCGAGCCGAGGTTGTAGGCGAAGGAGATCAGCGCGCACTTCTGCGCATCGGTCATCTCCACCCAGTAGGGGATGGCGGTGCGCAGCTTCTCGCCGATGCGATCCACCTCCTGCCGCAGCAGCAGGTCAGCCTCGATCGCGTTGATCTTGTCGCCTTTGCTGACGGCGCGCCCGTCGTTGTAGCGCGTTGTCCCGTAGCCGATCGTCCACGGTGCGCCGCCGCTCAGCGGGTCGGGATAGGCCTCGAGGTGGCAGCCCTCGAACTCCTTGATCAGCTTCAGCGCTGGCGCGAGGTCCGCCTGCTTGCCGTCTTGGCTCCATGTGTTGAACCATGCCCGATCGCGGCGCATCGCTGCCGCGTAACCGTTCACGGCGAGATCCTGCTCGAGCTGCTGAATCGCGGCTGCCTGATGCGGCAGGCTCCGGTAGTAGCGGAACAGCTGCTCGATCGTGATCGGCGCGGCGTTGGCCATGATTCAGCCCTTGCGCTTTGGGAAGACCATCCGGGCCGCAGCGAGGATCAGCTGGATCCAGCTGTTTGATTTAAGCGGCGTCAGGGCGATGATCTCGCTGCCGGCCGCAACGACGATCGCGATCATCGCGATGGTTTCGGGGCTCATGGCATCCATGCTTGTCCCCTCAGGTTAGGGCTGCATTTCAAGGGCACGCACGCGCTTGTCGAGATCTGCCAGTTCGGCGCGCGCGTCGGTTTTGATCTCATCGACGGACTTGGCCATCTGCACCAGCGTGGCTTCGATCCGTGCGGACTGCACTTGCATCGAGATGAGGAGTGCCCCGATGGCGACCATACCGGCGGCCAGTGCAGCTGGGAGGGAGGCAGCGAACAGGCCGCTAACGGTCTTCGGTTCGTCCGCCATCGGGGTTCCGTCGCTCGATCGCATCGTAGCGAGCGGAAAGGTCAGGCCTCCTCGAGCTGATGGCAAGGGCAGGCCTGATCGTTGGCTTCGTTGCAGGTCTAGGCGATCACCGCCCCTGCCCGCGATAGCGCCGCTTTCGTTGCGGGTTACGGCTGGTGCCGCTCAGCTTGGTGCGCAGTGAGCGGCCTTGGCGGGTGCGCTTGGGTGGTCCGGCTTGGTGGTCGATGCGAGCGGTGCCGGTCTTGGACTTGACGGCCATCAGGCTTCGGGTTCGGGTTCGGGTGCAGGAGCCGGCGCGTAGGGGTCAGGCGGCCACGAGGTGTAGCTGTCGCTCAGGATGAACGCCGCCAAGCCCTCGGTGGTGGTGGTGGCAATGATGCCGCTGATCTTCAGTTCACAGGCCAGCCGCAGGTCCTGGCGCCAGCCTTGGATGGCAGGGTCGATCACGGTGCCATTGTCCTGCTGGCGGATCACCATCCAGTCGGTAGGGGTTAGGAGCGTTCCGGCCGTGGTGCGCGTCTGCTGCGTCCACTGCTCCACCAGCTGCGCGTGATCCTTGGGCAGGCCTGGTCCCCAGTAGAACCGCTGATCGTAGGGAGCAGGATCAGGCTGCTCGGTGATGCCAATCGCCGCGCGCTCCTCGGGACTGGCTAGGCGCAGCCAGTTGGCGGGGTAGCTGATGCCATCGTGCTCAAAGGGCACATCAGGGCTCAGTGGGCGGCCGTCGAGGATGAACATGGCGATCAGGTCCGTGGTTGCAGGTTAGCGAGCACGCGCGTACTGGAAAGGCGCTTCGGCGAAGGCCGCGTAAATGTAGGTAGACCCGCTGCCGTTCTGGTTGGTTGAGCTATTGCGCAGCTTGAAGCCGTTACTGAGCGCATCGATCGTGACAGCAGAGCTTGTGACTTCCTGCTGTGGGTTGTTGGCCAGAAGGTAAGAATCGGCGACGTTGTAATCATCGCGAACGGTGTCCCACATAACCCAGTGGTCGATCGATGTGCCTGTGTTTGTGATCTTGATCATCACCCACCTCGGCCTAAACCCGGTATAAACAAACGGCCCATCCGAGCTGCCGTTGCCGGTGTAGCTACCGAACGCGCTATACCCGGCTACTGGGGCGAAGCAGTAGGCGACGTAGTTATCCCCGCTTCCATTGGAACCCGTTGCGCCGCCACCTGCAAGATTAAATGTTGTCGAGGAAGGAAGTGACAAGCCAGCACCAGAAGAACCGAGCGTCAGGTTTAAGTAAAGCTGCTTAAGCGTTCCCGACTCATTGGCATACACAATCCAGTCGTGTGACGTTGTTCTGTTTTTAATGATGATCCACGAAGGGCCAACACCTAGCCCGTGACCCACCGTGGCGTTAGAACCTGTTCCCGTATAAGTAACAATCGAAAACCCCGCACTTGCATTAGCCCTCACCTGACTAGAGATGGAGCCTTGTGTGTTCGTGACGGTGGAGCTGCCGGCGTCCCACACCCACGCCACACGCGCGATGTTGTTGGTGTAGTTGATATCAGGCTGCGGGCTGTTGTTGTTCGCGCCGAGGGTGAAGCCGTCCGAGTTGAACGAGACGAAGCCATCGGTGGTGTACTGCTCGGCTTCGGTGGTGTTGGACTTGAGCGCTCGGCCAGCGCCGCGCACGGTGTCATAGAGCGCATGGGCGACACCGGTTCCGCGTGACTTCAGCCAGGCGAAGTCTGGCGAGAAGCCGAGGCCGGAGACGGTCAGGGTGCCAGCGTTTGAGGTGTAGAGCTTGGTGTCGAACACCGTGCTCGGGTTCGTGATCGTCGGCGCGGGCAGGTTTGCCGTGCAGAGCGCCTTGAAGCCGCTGGGGGCGGTGTAGGCGAAGGGACGTTGGCCGAAGTTTGTCTTTATCTGATCAATTGCTCCGTCTGCTGAATGCCAGAAGAAATAGATACCTACCGGAATACCGGTGGCTGTCAAACGAAGCTGATTATTATGATAAATCTTACATTCGTTAGCATCAAGGTTTAATGCAATCCCGATTGTCCCTGATGTTATGTCTGATGAGTGGCCGGAAAGGGTTACGGTTACTCCTCCAGCACTGGCGGAAGATCCAGCCCTAGCTCTAAGTCCAGCGTACACAGAGGAGCTAGAATTGGAAAATCCCCAACTTGGGCCAAAGTTCAGACTGGCGTTAATGATTGTGTATTCGCAATACCATTTACCTGACGCAACTCCGATAGTCGACTGACTTGTTTGGTTTAGTAAGTCAAGATTACCATTTGAGAGTCCAGAGGCTGCAATCAAAGGGTTCCACGTCGAATAGTTTCCCCGCACCTGCCCGCCCGCTCCGGTATCAACCTCACTGCCGTTGGTGGGTACATCGACAAGGCTGTCGTTGCCTGCACCAGCGGTGACGGAGAGGTTGTTGACGGTCCACGTGTTCCCTTGCCCAGAAGAGTCCGTTCCTAATGCGGCGGCGGTGCTGTTATCCGAGAACGAAAGTTTGAAGCCGTTTGTGCCGTATGTTCCGGTGTACTGCTTAGGCATCCACACGCCGGTGGTGGCGGAGAACTCACCGAAGCTGGTGGGATCTAGGGCTTGGCCGTCCACCAGATGCACGTCGGCTAAGTAGCCGGAGAGATAGTCATAGATATCATCCGCGCCAATGTTGTGCGGTACTGCAGCATTGACTTTGAGGTCTGCGTTAAGGCTAGGGTAGGTTCCAGAACCAATTACCTGCTGAACACCATTCACATAGAGCTTGACTCGATCAGAAGTGGTGGCTTGTGTAGTGTCAAGAACGGCGCATATGTGCATCCAAGCAGATGGATCTCGAAAGACAGCAGTAGTTCTCGGTCCAGAAATCGTGCCGCCGTAAAAGAGGCCAAGCTGATCTGACTCAAACTCAATCGTGGTGTAGTTCGCGGCGCCACCATCGTGAGCAGCAAATAACGCTTGCCTAATTCCAGAACGGCTCCGCTTCACCCACCCCGCCCAAGTCCACGTCTTGCGGTTGCCCTGAGATGCGGGGGTGCGGCTGAGATAGGCCGAGTCTGCTGAGTTGAAGCGCAGCGAACGGCTGATGCTGTACCCAGCCGCCCCACCAGCAGGAGCACCAAGCAGCAGGCTGTTGTTGAGCACGCTCATTTCACGTCCGAGATCAGGCGAGCAGTGATGCGGGTGGCCGATTCGACGTAGTAGGCGATCACGTCCACTGCGCTGGCCGTTGTCGTGAGTGTAGGCGCGGTGCCACCGGGGAACTTCCAGTTGCTGCCGTAGGCCAGCGTCCGCGACCCGGTGCCGTCCTGCGTGATCACGATCGTGCCCGACTGGCCGGCCGTGAGGTTGCTCGGGTTGGCCAGTGTTCGGTTGCCGCCGAGGGTGACGCTGAAGTTGTTGCCGGCCGCGAAGTCCGCCGTGATCGTTGCGCCATCGGTGAGCGCCACCACGCTGCCGCGCTGCGCTGCCGTGAAGCTCTGCGCGGTTGCCAGTGCCGCATAGCCCGAGATGGTCTGGCCGGCCGCGAAGGTGATTGCGCCGGTCATCGTCCCGCCGGTCTTTGGCAGGGCAGCGTTCGCCAGGTCGTAGGCCGATTTGACCGCGTTCGGGGTTGCGGCTGTTGAGGTGCTGGTGCTGCTGGTCGAATCCGTCAGCTGCACCACGCCCACCACGCTGGTGGTGCCGGCCACGATCTTGCTGCCGCTGATCGCAGCGCCCGCTGCAATGTCGGCGTTGACGATCGCGCCAGAGAGCACCAGCGTGCCGTCTGCGTTCGGCAGGTAGATCAGTCGGTCTGCGGTCGGATCAGCAGCCAGCAGGCGCGTCTCGTTTGCGTCGTCAGTGCTGCCTTCAAACACCACGCCCACGTTGGCGCCGAGCGTCACGTCGCCGGTGAAGGTGCCGCCAGCCGCGGGGACCGCTGCAGCTGCCAGGTCATAGGCCGCCTTCACCGCTGTGGGTGTGGCAGCCAGCACCGAGCTGGTGGTGCCGGTGCTGTCGCTCAGCTGCACCACACCAGCCACGCTGGTGCTCGCCGCTGCCACGCTGATCGCAGGCGTGGTGGTGCCGTTGCTGACGGAGATCGCGCCGGAGCCCGTCACGGTGGTGACGGTGCCCACGTAGTCGGCGCCCCACTCGAGGCCGGTGGCGGTGGCGCTGTTGGCGCGCAGCACCTGCCCGTTCGTGCCCACGCCAAGCTTGCTCAGCGCGGTGCTGCTGGATGCCGCGAGCAGATCGCCCTTCGTGTAGCTGGTGGTGCCGGTGCCGCCCTTGGTGGCCAGCAGCGTGCCGCTGGTGATGTTGTCGGCGTTGCGGCATTCGTTCGACACCTCCTCAATCGCCGCCTGCACGTTGGTGGCAGAGATGCTGGCGCCAGGCGTGAAGCTGACGTTGTTGGCCGACTGCGCCACGAACGTGGACGACACATCGATCTCGGTCCAGATCGTGCCGTTGGACAGGATCAGGTCAGGCGGTGCCAGCGAGGTGGTTGGTGCAGGCGCAGTGCCCGTGCCACCGGTCGAGACCACCACGTAGTAGCCGTTGTTGCTCGAGCTGGCGGACGGCAGCGCGTTGCCAACCGTGAGGCCGATCGAGGAGCCCTCGGTGGTGACGGTGGCGATCTGGTTGGTGGTGGCGTTGTAGGTGCCAGCAAAGATCACCGAACCGGCTGAGATGCCCAGCGGCTGCCAGACGTTGCCGTCCCAGAGGAAGAAGGCTTCGTCCAGCGGATTGAAGAAGATCTGGCCGATGAAATCGGCGGTGGGCAGCGCCTCGCCGAACTTCGCGGTGGAGTAGTTGGCGAGCTTGGCGCCGGTCACCGCATCGTCGGCGAGCAGCGCCGTCGCGAAGGTGCCGCTGGTGATCTTGCTGGCCGGCAGCGAGGGAATGTCCGATTCCGCCAGCGTGGTGCCAGCAGTGACGTGCCCTTCAGCATCGACAGTCACCTTGGGGTAGGTGCCAGCGGTGGTGCTGTTGGTATGGTTCAGCGTGCCGCTGCTGACCGATAGGCCGGTGCCGGGCTGAATGATGCCTTTGGTGCTGGCGGTGGCATCCGGCAGATCACCGGGCACCAGCGCGCGGAAGGTTGGCGCTGCATCGGCGCCAGTGGTCGGTCCAGCGAACACACGCGCCGCGCTCTGCGTGTCGAGCGTGGTGGTGATGGTGGCGCTGTAGTTGTCGGGATAGGCAACCGAGAACGCCAGCGGCGTGCTGTCGCTGAACGTCAGAGTGCTCAGCGAAGCCTGGCGCACCCATGTGGTGCCGTCCCAGGTGTATTCGATTCCGGTGTTGGTGTTGATCCACTGCTGGCCAATGAAGGCGCCAGAGCCGGACGGCGTGGAGGCCGCCACCACCGCAGCGGACTGATCCGCCAGCTTGGCGGCCGTGATCGCGTCGTCAGCCACCTTGCCGGTGGTGACGGCGCCGGTGCCGAGCTTGGCCTCAACGACAGCGCCGCTGGCGATCGTGGCCGCGAACGATCCGGTGCCGGAGCCGGTTACGTCACCCGTCAGGGTGATCGTCTGGTCGCCGGTGTTGGTGCCGGATGTGGTGCCGCTGTGGGTGCCGGAGAAGGTGCCGGACTGCGTGGCGAGCGTGCCGAGGCCGAGAGTGCTGCGCTGGGCGGCAGCGTCGGCATCATCAAGCAGCGCACGGCCTGCTGCGGTGCAGGTGATCTCCTCCACATCGCCGGCGCCCGCGGTGCTGCGGCCGAGCAGCTTGTCGGTGCCGGAAACGTCCTGCAGCTTGGCGTAGGTAACGGCACCATCCGCCAGTGCTGCGGTGCCGAGGTTGCTGGCCTTGGCAGTGGTGACTGCACCATCCGCCAGCTTGGCGGTAGTGACGGAACCATCCGCGAGCACCGGGGTGATCGCGCTGTAGGCGCCGGAGCGATAGACCTGCAGCTCGCCGGTGCTGGTGTTGACCCAGCCGCGGCCGTCGAAGTTGTCAGCAACGGGCGCTGATGCGCTGATCGCCACTGAGCTGCTGTCGGCAAGCTTCGCGGCCGTGACGGCATCATTCGCCAGCGCGGTGGTGCCGAGCTTGGTGGTGCTGGCCTGATCCAGTTTGTCGAGATCGATCGAGGCGGCATCGACCAGATCGAGGCCGGCATCCACCAGATCCTTGGCGGTGACCTTCTTCGTCTGCGATGCCGAAACGTCGGCAATGGGCAGCACGTCGGTGGCTGCCACCGAGGCCTTCGGCAGAGCCGTGAGCTGGGTTATGCGCTGGTCAGCCAAGGCTCAGCCTCCGAGGGCACCACTGCTAGAGCCCATGTTAGTCCTCAGTTTCCTTCAGCAAGAAGTCGAGCGACTGCTCCAAGTTGATGCGGTCGTCGTCTTCCTTGAGGATGTATTCATCGATGGAGCCGATCAGTAGCCTGATCTCTCCTGTGGTCACGAAATCGATCGTGCAGTTGATGATATCGCCCGCGCGTACTTCCACGCCGGCCTTTGTCACCATCGCGTCGAATTGGTAGAAGACGTTATTAACGCCTGCATCCACGGATTTATCGGTGAGGTAGAGCGCGCAATCGAAGCCACTGCCAAGCTCGAGGCGCTGGATCAGCTGCAGCATCAGCAGCGGCGCCTCTACGGTGCCGGCTGTCGTGTAGTCGAAGGCGCAGGTGATCGAGCCACTGCCGCTCAGGATGCCGGCGCTGTAGAGCTGGCGGAAGCGGTCGTTGAGGCTGGTGGTGTCGATCGCCTCGCGGTCGGTGGCCAGCGTGTAGTCGATGACGTTGCCGAGCACGCTGTAGGACACGTCACGCACGCGGCACTCAATCGGAATCGGTTCACCAGCGAAGGCGTAAAGCGCCAGCTCGTTTGCGCGTGTGTTGTTGACCGCATCCTGGAAGGTGCGGAAGAAGCGCAGGCCACCGGCTGCGTTCACGTTCACGTAGGCCGAGATGCCGGCCTCCACCGTGCCGCTGCTCCATGCCGCGCCGGTGAAGCAGACCAGACCGCGCGCATCGGTGGTGCTGATATCCACGCGATCACCGGTCAGCAGGTTCTCGCCGGCACTGTCGAAGCTCAGCCGGTTGAGGCTGGTGTTCACGTCAGCAGCATCGATCTGATCCTGCAGCGCGCTGATCAGCACCGAGGTGGCACGCCTCAGCCTGACGTTGCCCTTCGTGCCGAGGAAAAAGGTCATGCGATCACGCCGCCAGCGAGGAAGTCGCCATCGACCGAGAATTGAATCGGCACGGTCACCAGCTCGCCGGTGCTGACGCCAACCTGCGAGGAGGTGATGTAGGCGAAGAACTCCAGATCGTCGGCGGCGTCATCGCTGACGCGCAGGCGGAGCTTGACGCGATCGGTCTCGGTGACGGCGCCCACCTTCTGCACCTTGCCGAGCAGTGCGGTGAACTGCGCCAGCGTGGCCGACTCGCCGGCCTCGAGGCGGTAGTAGAGCAGCGTGGCCGAACCGCTGGCCGACTTCAGGCCAGGCGTGAAGGTTGCGGCGGTGCTGTCGATCGCGGTGGTGCTCAGAAGCTCCACGCTGGTCTCCACCGACCAGTCGCGAATCTTCGCCACGGGTTTGTAGGCCGCGCCGTCCCAGAACTCCAGCTTGCCCGTGCGGCCTGTGTAGAAGCCCATGAACGGCGGCCCAGTCTGAAATCAGGCTAGCGAATAGTGAAGCCACTATCCGCGAAGGATGCGATCAGGCTCAAGGTCTCTGCGCCGGATTGCACGCACGGATGTTCGATGGCCTTCACCGAAACCTGCCCGTCTTCATCCATTTGCACCTCCGTTACTCGGAACACCCGCTTGCGGGTGATTGAGGTGCCGAGCACGAACAGGCGGCCGACATAGGGTGCCAGCGCCGCGGCGGTGCCGTTGGTGACGGTCACGCTGTCCACGCTCACCACCGCGCTGCCGGACTGGTAGACCAGCGCCTTCAGGCCACTGCCATTTGGCACCTGCCCGATCGGCGTGTTGAGCACGCCACCGGCTTCCACCACGCCGGTGCTGACCTGATCCCACTGGTTCTCGCCGATCGCCACGTAGATGTAGCTGCCGGGCTCCAGCACGCTGTCGGTCGGAAAGGTGGAGAACTCGATCGCGCGGCGGATGTGGCGCCGCTGGTTGCAGAGCAGCTTGCCGAACAGGATCGCCTGGCTGCGGTTGGTGACGTACTGGGAGAGGTCGAAGGTCTGCCGCACGCTGTTGGCCTCAAGCGCATCGGCGCGGCTCACCTCCACGCTGCGGTTGCGCGGGAAGACGCCATCGATCTCGGTGTCGCGGTAGATCACCGAGGCGATCAGATCCTGCACGCTGCTGCCGAAGTCGAGGAACTCCTCGCGGTAGCTGTCCTCAAGGATGTTGCCTTGGTTGAACAGCGCCGAGATGGTGACCTGTCGGGTGATGTTGCCGGCGTCATCGCAGGGAACGGCCGGCACCAGCGTTTCGCGGCCACCGACACGGCCGAGCTCCAGCAGCGAGAACGGTGCCACGTCCGCCCAGAACTGCCTCCATGGCACCTGCTCGGCGATCACGCCATCCATGAACAGCTGGTTCTGGCGGCAGAAGCGCTTGGCCAGCGCCAGTGCCTGCAGATCGACGCCGCCGACCTTGGCGAACCGGCCGATGCCGTTCTCGCCATCGAGGATCGTGTCGAGAAAGATATCGGGCGCGTAGCTGCTCGAGCCATCCGGCTGCGCAGGGTAGGTGCCGTTATCACGCAGGCGACGCAGCTTCTTGCCCTCCAGCGTGAACACCGAAAGCGAGCGCAGGTCCTGGATGCCTTGGCCGCTGTAGGCGTTGAAGCCGAGCAGTGTGAGCCCGCTGTAGAGGTTGGGGTAGTTGGCGAAGGCCTCGATGCGCTGCTCTGTCACGGCGCTGATTGAGAACTCGGGACCACCTTCAAAGCTGAAGCTGGTCTGCGTGTCGGAGCGCATGGAGAACAGCCCCCATTCGTCCACCTCGTAGGGGTTGACGTTGATCGGTGGCTTCAGGCCTTGCCGTGAGCGGATGCTGCCGAGGAAGGTGAACTGGCCGCCAGCCGGTCCGGGGATGATGTTCACGTCGCCGCTGTTCTCGATGTAGGCGAAATCAGCAAAGCCGTGGAACTGCATCTCGGCAGCAGGCTCTGCGATCGGATCAAATCGGAACTGCCAGTTGCCGATGTTGTCGCCCGCGATGAACTTCAGTGACATGAAGTTGTCCACGTCGGCGCCGCGGCGCACGGCGAAGATGTAGGGAAGCCGGCTCCACTCAGCGCCGGTGCGGCGGTAGCGCAGCCAGAAGAAGGCGGCGCGCACCTTGGTGCCGTTGTCGCTGTCGCGGAACCGCTCAACCTTCTCCTTGCCGTACTTCGGCGCACGGCCTTGGATGCGCTTGAAGACCTTGGCCTTCAACGCAAAGTCCACCACGCGGCACTCGGTGATCGTCTCGTAGCCGGCCTCCTCCATCTTCACCAGACACTTGGTGTTGAAATAGTCGTTCCAGCTGTTCGGGTTCTCGAGGTAGCGGGTGAGGTAGTCGATCCGTGATTGCTTGGTGGCGATCTGGCTGCGCAGGCTGGCGTCACGCGCCGTCATGGCTGGCAGGTCAAGGTTGTTGGCGTTGGCTGTGATCTGCGAGATCTCGTAGTTGAGCTCACGCTCGCGGTTGTTCAGCCAGCGCTTCTCCTGCTTCAGCGTCTTGCCGCGTCCAGGGATGACGCCATCGGCAAAGCCGTACTGCTCAAACGCCTTGCCGAGGCGCGCCTGTTCTTTCTTCAGCCGCCGGTTCGTGTCGGCCAGTTCGCTGCGCCATTGCGCGATGCGGGTGCGATTGCGCTGCGCGCTGGGCTTGTCCAGCTCATCTTCAATCTGATCGCGCAGTGTCTTGCGGCGATCGCGGAGGCTGTCCACACGCGCGGCGAACTCGCGCACGCGATCGTCGAACAGCTCCGCATTGTCGAGCAGGTAGTCGAGCTCCTGCGTCGTCCACTTGCGGTCTGTGAGGTCATCGATCAGATCCTTGAGGCTCTGGATCTCCTGCAGGCGCTGCTGGATGCCGCTGGTGCCCGGCAGCAGGATCGGCTCATTGCGCAGCAGCTGATCGTTGAGAGCAGTCAGTTCGTCCTGCAGCAGGATGATCTCGCGCTGCGCTTCGCGGCCGTTCTTCTTGAAGTCCTCGGTGCCGTAGTCCTCAGCCGGGCAGATGCCAGCCTCAATGCACTCCATGGAGACGCGCATGGCGCCGTCTTCCAGCTCCACGTTCTTGATCGGTGCCGCCACGCGGAACTTTGCGCTGCCGAGCTTGTAGGTGCTGGCCGCATCGATGTAGCTCGAGAGCGTGCGGCGCAGCTCCTTGGCTGCGCGCGCGGTGTCGCTGCCGCCGGATCCGATCTGCCGGAAGATCAGCGTCATGCGCTGCCCGACAGGCACCACCGGACGCGCATCGTTGAGCACGTTCAGCGGCCAGTAGCTTTCCAGCCCGGTGATCTCAACGCCGAGCGGGGCATCCTGCTCCCTGCCGTCCTCATCGCGGTCGATGTAGACCACATTGATCGGGATCGGCGCGTAAACACCAAACCGCGTCATGGTGCTCGGCGAAAAGGCCTGGCTGAAGCCGTCCAGATGGTTGTCGCCGATCAGCGTCGGCCGGTAGGCGATGCTGCTGGCGGCCTCGCCGATTCGCGTCGGGTCGCTGTCATCGCCGCGGATCAGGTCGGAGAATTGCAGCGGCCGGTTGGCGCCGAAATACGCCCACGTCTTGCCGGCTGCGAGCTGACGGATTGGGGTCTGGCCGAACGCGATCCGACCAGTGCCAATGCGCTGAATGTCGGAGGCGCCGATCACCACCAGCATCTGCATGAACTGGCTGGAGCCTTCGCTGTGGACGGCCGACCACACCAGCGAGCTGGCCACGCGCACGCCGCCGGTCGGGTTGTCGTCCACATTGCAGTAGACGAGGTTCACCGGGTCGCCGTACTTCGCCAGCTCCTGCTGTGAGTTGAAGCCGAACCGCGGCGCGAACACCTGATCACGGCGCTGCCGCTGGTTTTTCGGCTCCTCGGGCTTGGGTGTTAGCAGGTAGCTGACGGCCTGCAGGATGATGCCGACCACCGCGAGGATGATCGAGATCGGTTCGGCGCGCAGTTCCTGCAGCTTCTCCTCACGCGATCGCGTGAAGTCGTGCTGCACCGCCAGAAACTCGAGGTATTCGTCTTCTGAGACCTTGAGGATCTGGATGAGCTCGTGCTCGTAGGGCAGCAGCTTGCGCGTCATCGATCCATCCAGAAGTAGCGCGCCACGCCATCAGGCAGCGGCGCCTGAACCACATTCTGCCCCGGTCCGATGAACAGCAGCGCCCGGCCGAGGCAGGTGCCGAGTGCGGTGCCGCTTCCGGCTGGCAGCAGTGCCACTGCGCCGCGCTGCGGGCGCTTCAGCGGGCTGCCGTGCTCGAGCACCCAGCGCACGATCATGGAGCGCGGGAAGGTCTCTTCGTTCCAATCGCGGTAGACCCACTCGAAGCGCTCGCGGTAGCTGGTGAGCCCGAGGCGATCGCGCACCTCGCACGCCAGCTGGAAGCAGTCGGTGAGCCCGCTGCCATCGCCCGGCCGGTGTCCCCAGCCGTAGCCGAGTCCCACCAGGTCATTCATCGCAGGTAGAGCTCCGAGTTGAGCGGCAGCGGTCCCACCATGTCGCGGGTGAAGCTGCGGCCGGGGAAGCTAGAGCCCACGCTGTCGATCGCCGAGCGGAAACGCAGCTCGATGGTCGTCTCGCTGAAGCTGGCGCCGAGGCCGATGTAGTAGTCGGTGGCGGTGTTGGTGATTGCGCCGGCAGCGTTCAGCCAAGCGGTTGTCAGGGTCAGTTCGCTGAGCCGGTTGCCGTTGCCGCGCTCCACCAGCACCAGCGCGAAGTCCACATGCGGGAACAGCACCTGCAGCTGCGCGTTCTCGCCGTTCAGCGTGGCCAGCGCACCCTCTGCGCGAAATGGCGCGAAGAAGTAGCTCTCGCTCTGCAGGATGGCGGTCTGCGCCACGAAGTAGTTCTGGTAGCGGTGCGTGACGCCATCGGTCGTTTGCAGCTTGAAAAACTGGCAGATGCGGATCTCGGTCATCAGAAGTCGAGCTCTCCGATGAGGGTGATCGAGACACGGCTGCGGCCGGTGTAGACCGACTGCACTTCAGGCGGCCCGGCATACTCCCAGCGGATGCTGGTCGGTGCCTGGATGTAGCCGCGCAGCGTGGTGGTCATGCCGGCGAACAGGTCAGCCGGCAGCGTGAAGCGATCAAAGCCACCGCTGGAGGCGTTGTAGTGCGCCAGCAGCTGTTCGGTGGTGGCGTCGGAGATGTTGTCGAAACCGAGCTGCAGCTCGTAGCCGCTGGCGCGGTTGCCGAAGGCGCGCTTCACGGTTGCACCCGACAGCGCCCGGTAGGTCTTCACCGGAAAGCTGCCGAGCTTGAAGGCTCGGGTAGTCGGCTTGATCCCAGGGAACTGCTCAGCCATCAGCGCAGCCCCACGCGGGTTCGGGTGGACGGGCTCTGCTGCAGTTTATCGAGCGTCATGGTCATGCCACGCTTGGCACCGTCGCGAGATGCAGCACGCCGGGTTTCGGCCATGGCCGCCTCCAGCTGATCGCGGCTGACGTATTCGACGCCGCCGATGTTGGTGCTCTGGAAGCTCATGTTCAGCACCGGGGCGCCCATGCCCTGCGTCGGCCCTGCACCCATGGCCTCGCGCATCTTGTCCTGCCCCTGCAGCGCCACCGGGATGCGGCGCCCATCAGGCAGCGGCACATAGGCCTCGGGCTTGCTGCCCTCGCCGTAGAGCGCCAGCTGCGGCCGGTTTGCGATGCCGCCCTGTGAATACTTCTTCAGCGGTGCAGGTCCGCTGGAGGTCATCACGCCGCCGTTGGCGAAGCCGAAGCCGGGGAACAGCGAGTTGAGGCCGAAGCGCAGCAGCGCACTGCCGATCTGCTTCAGCACGCCGGCTGCGATCTGCTTCAGCTGCTCCTCAAGATCTTCGGCGCCGGTCATCGCCGCCTCGATGGTGGCCTCGATGCCGCCGATGATCCCCTCCGCGATCGTGCCCTTGATGTTGCTGTAAAGCTCCTTGATCTCAGCGGCGCGCTGTTCGCTCTTCTCGCGCTCCTCGCGTGCCTTTCGCTCGGCATCGGCCAGCTCGAGCGTCTTGTTCACCAGCTGCCCCTGCAGGTTCAGCCGGTCCTCGATCGCCTGCACCTGCTTCTCAAGCTCCTGCCGCAGGGCACTGTCCACCGGCAGCGTGGCGATCTTCGCCTGCAGCTCGGCCTCCATCGCCAGCAGCTTCTCCTGCTCAATCGCGGCCGTCGCTTCCAGCTCAACCCGCTGCTTGGCGATCTCAGGGCTGATGCCCTGCTTCAGCAGCTCGAAATAGCGCACCTCATCGCGCAGCTTGTTGCCGGCAGCCTTTTGCTGGCTGCTGAGCGCATCGGTGATCGCGCCGTACTTCTGCTCCAGCGCGGTGATGGTCTGCAGCTCGTTCAGCCGCTGCTGCTGACTGGCGAGCGCACCCTGCGCGGCGCTGAGGTTGGCACCGGCCTGCGTCACGCCGGCCATCGCCGGAGCGGTTGCCGGTGGCAGCGCAGGCGCCATCGGGGCAGCACCGGCACGCATGGCCTGCGGCAGAAACTGCTTGTAGGCGCCGGACTTGAACACCGACCACGCGCCAAAGCCCTGGCTCTCAAACACCTTGCGCGCGGCGCTGGCGTTCACCGCCGGATCGAACAGCGCCTCATTGCTGCCGATGCCGAAGGCCTGCCGCCGCTGCGGTCCCATGCGGCCGAGCATGTTGACCTGCCACAGGCCGTAGCTGTTGTCGCCGGTGGCTGCGTTGTTGTTGTGCGCGTTGCTGCGCCCGCCAGATTCGGCCATGGCGATCGCCGCCATGATCGACGCATCGCGGTCGTTGAAGCCGGCCGCCAGCGCCAGCGCCTTCAGCTGGCCGGCGTTCAGCTGGCCGCGGCCGACAGAGCCGGGAATCAGCCGGTTCGGTCCGAGCGCACCACCAGCACCGCCTGCGCCGCCGAGCGTGGCAGCAGCAGCCTCGGCGCCGGTCTTCATCTTCTCCGCCAGCTTCTCGCCTGCGTCCTGCAGGATGTTGCTGACCTGGCGCGCGTAGGCCTCCTGCAGCTTGCCGATGCCCTCGGCCACGCTGATCTTGAACTCCTCCAGCCGGCGCTGCAGATCGGTCTGCGCATCGACGGCGCCGCGCTCGTTTTCAATCCGCTGCTCGTCATAGCGGCGGAAGATCTCCTTCACCTCCTTGGCGGTCTCAATGCCCTCGGTGGAGAGCCCCGCAGCTGCCAGCCGCTGACGCTCGGCCTCGAGCGCGCGATCCTCCAGCGTCTGCTGCAGCTTGGTGCGCGTGTCGGCAATCTGCCGCTCGATCTTCAGCCGCTCATCGGCGAGATCACGCTCGAGCTCCATCGCGCGCTTGATCGTCTCGCGCTGGAAGTCGGCGATCTGCTCGGCGTTGCGCTGCGCCGCATCCGCCAGCTTCTCCTCCGCATCCTTGCGGGTCTTCAGCTCATCCTGCAGCGCCTCCTCGCGCGCACGCTGGCGGGCAGCCTCACGCTCGGCTGCTGCGGCTTCACGCGCCTCGCGCTGGTCGGCTGTCGGGTTGTCGCTGAACGCACCCATCGCGCGCTGGCGCCGCTCCGCCTGGAACTGGTTGAACAGCTGCTCGCTGCGCTGGTTCTGGAAGCGGTCGATCTCAAAGCCGTAACGGAAGAAGCCGCCGATGCCGAACTTCTGGCTGGCTTCCTTCTGCGCTTGGATGGTGGCGCGGATCCGGTCTGCCTCGCGCTCCTGTGAGCCTTCAGTCAGCCGCAGCGCATCAGACACCCGCTGCAGCGCGCTTGTGAAGCCACGCAGCAGCGCGATCGCGGTCGGTCCGAAGGCCTTGGCGATGCCTTCGCCCGCACGCCGGAGCTCCAGCTGCAGATCAGCCAGCGCCTGCCGGCCGGTCTGGAACTGCGCGTTGAGCTTGCCGACCTGCGTTTCCTGCAGCTTGCCGAGTGCCCGCAGCACCACGTCGGTGGTGACTTCTCCCTCGGATGCCAGCTTCTTCAGCTCACCGATTGAGACGCCGAGCTCCTTGGCGATCGCCTGCGCCGCCAGTGGTGCCTGCTCACGGATGGAGCGCAGCTCCTCACCCTGCAGCACGCCGGATGCCAGACCCTGCTTCAGCTGGATCAATGCCGCGCTGGTTTCCTGCGCCGTCGCGCCGCTGTTGCGGGCTGCGGCTGAGAAGCCGATGAAGGCCTTCTCAAGCTCCTGAATGGTGATGCCAGTCGGGCGCAGCGAGGCGTAGAGCGAGGCGAAGCTGCCCTGTGCCTCGGTGTTGCTGATGCGCAGGGTCTGCGCGATCCGTGCCGCCGCTTCCTGCGCCTGGTTGTATTCGCCAAATTCGTCAGAGAGCGCCTTCAGCCGCACCTGCGCGCTCTCGGCCTCGAGCCCCACGTCGGCGATGTACTTCACCGCCAGCGCTCCGCCTGCAGCCGCCGCAAGGCCGCCAAGGCTGCCGCCCATGGCGAGCAGCCCGCCGCCGCCCTTGGTGGTGCCCGTCAGCTTCGCCTGCTGCTTCTGCAGCTTCTCCAGCTCGGAGGTGTAGAACTTGAACTGCCGGCTGCCGATCTGCGCTTCGTTGCGCAGGTTCGTCATCACCGTGATCTGACGTTGCAGCGAGTTGAGCGAACCACCGGCCGCCTGCGCCAGCTTCTTGTTCGCTGCGTAGAGCCGATCGAGATCCTTGCTGCTGCGGTTGGCCTGCTGCGCCATGCCCTGCAGGCCGCGCTTCAGCTGATCGAGCCCCTGCCCTTCCAGCTTGGCGGTGAACTTGATCGCAGTGTCGAGGGTCATCGCCATGGATCAACCCTCCTTTGCCATCGCTGTCAGTGCCGCGCCTTCCATGACCTGCAGATCCTCCAGGAGAGAGCGCGGCTCCTTCACTTCGTACAGTCTAAAGAGCCATTCCAGAGCGCCGTAATCGAGCCCGATCGGCCCGCCCATCGACGTGCGCCACTGCGTTGAGATGCGCAGGAACATCAGCACCGCATCCCAGTTTTCAGGCCATACCTCAAAATCTTCGGATGAGGCCTGCTCGGGCAGATCGAGCCCGAACGCAGCCGCATCATCCTGTGACTCATCTACGACGCCGCCGCCGGCCCAGTGCTCGGCGGCCTCGGTCAGTTTTTTCGTTTGCCCTTCGCCAGGCTCTCCAGCCATGCGGTCACCACGGCCGCGGCGACCAGAGGCACGTTCAGCAGGTCGGCCTTGGCCTTCTCGCTGAAGCGCACCTCCTCACCCTTGGCGTCCTGGATGCCCTTCCAACCGGTCAGCACCTCGGCGCACAGCTCGTCATCGTTGAGATCACCGGCCTGGATCAGGTCCCAGATCTCGCGGATGCGCTGCTGTGGCAGCCGCTTGAAGACTGCATCGAAGGATTGTTTCTCGAACCGGCCACCATCGATGGGAAATTCGACAGTGACCGGCCAGCTGTAGCTCTCAGTCTGAGCGAGAACAAAAGCCATGCAGTAGCTCCGTGGATCAGGTGTAGACCAGGCTCAGCTCATCGTTGCCGGCGCTGGTGGGCACCGCAACGTAGGGCAGGTTCAGCATCTGGATGCCGTCCTGGTCAGAGTAGCTGGGGTTAGCAATGTCGGACTGAGCCGTCGTGAAGGTCACGATGTTGCCGGCCGTGCCGCCGTGCTGGAAGCTGATCGAGCCAGTTGAGGAGCCCGTCGCGATCGCGAAGAAGTCCTTCGTGGCGATGCTGGGCGCCTCGATCACCACGTCGCCGGCAGGCGCGCGGTTCACGATCAGCGACTCCTTCGTGCAGCCCACCAGCTCGCGGTAGACCACCTCGTTCGCCATCTGGAAGCTCAGGGACTGCAGGCAGCCGCTGTAGCTGAAGATGGAGAAGTTTGAGGTGTTGCCGTTCTTGAAGATCAGCGGCGCCGACTGGTTGGCATAGGTGGGGCTGGGCAGCGCCTCATCGGTCGGGGCGTTGTAGATGCCCGTCATTGTGAAGGAGATCACCGGGATCTGCCCCACCTCGGCGTTGAGCTCAAAGGTGCCGCGGCAGCCGGTCACCTTGTGGCGAATGCCGTCGTTGTGGAAGTAGATCGTCACCGAGCTGAAGCTCGCGCTCACCGGCGCATAAGTGACGCTGGTGGTTGCCACCACGGTCTCGGACAGGCCGCAGGCCTTCAGCACCGGACCATAGGCAGGCGCAGTGCCGGCAGCGCCGGAGCCGGCCAGTTCCACCTCAAAGGTCACCTCTACGCGGGTCTGCGCCAGCAGCTGATCGCTGTTGCCCAGATACGGACGGATCAGGTCGCGGGTAACGGTGTCAGCCTGCAGCGGGGTGATCTCGAGGTTCCGCACCAGGATGGCGTTCGCCGCACCGGTCGGGGTGGGATCGGTCCCGTAGGTGGTTTCAGTCTTCGCCAGAATCAGGCGTTTGCGGCTCAGGAGCGGCATTGCTCGTTACCTCTTCTTGGGGTTCGGAGGAATTGGCCGGCTCTGTCCGCTCGATGAGCTTCCGTTTGCCGGTTTTGGAGTCCAGCAGGTAAGTCCCGCCCTGACCCCAGTATTCATCGACCATCGTAGCCATGATCAGCTCGCCAGATTTGTGACGGAGGTTCGATACATCACACGATAGTCGCACTGGATTTCTCCAGCCGCGCCGTCCGCTTCTGTGAAGTTGAAGGTGACACCGATCGGCTGCACATCGATGGCGTAGCCGCCGAGCGTCAGGTCGGCCATCACCTTCCCGTGCAGGCTCTCGATGATCGGATCCGCGAGCTGATCAGGTGGGGCACCGCGCACGATCACCGTGATGCGCACGATCATCGACCAGTCGAGCGTCGGCAGCGCCGTGTTCTGCGCCGCCGTGTCGCTCAGCGGCTCCACCACCAGCGCCGGGCTTTCGGCACGGCTCACCGGTTCCACGCGGCTGCGGTAGATCCGCGTGCCCACGCCGGTGGTGCCCGCCAGCGCAGACGTGACAGCAGCCAGAACTCGCTCGCGCTTGGTGGTCATACCTTCTGCAATCCGATCTCAACGAAGGCGCCGTCATCGATCAGCCGCGTCTCGCGCACCGTGTAGGCCACGCCAGCCACCGTGATCGCGTCGCCGTATTTCAGGCCGCCGAAGTCGGCGTTGCGCGCCGTCAGCGAATAGTCGGTGCTCAGCACCATGTCGCCAGAGATGATCTGGCTTGGCATGTCGAGGATGCCCAACGCCGAAACGGCGCCAGCCGTGCAGCTGACGCCGAAGTCGTTCAGGAAGCCGTTGAGGTCTTCACTGATCGCCATCAGTCGCCTCCGGCTTGGGCTTGCGCGCAGCCTTGGGCTTGGGCTCCTCAGCACGCGCCTCAACAGCGCGGCCGATGCGCAGCAGCTCGGCTGCCACGTCGCCGGCCAGCTCGTAGACCTTGCCCTCCTCAAGGTGTTGGCCTTGAGCGGCACAGCTGCGGTTGATCAGAACCTTCATCAGAAAAAAGGGGGGCGGTTGCCCGCCCCCGGCTCCTATCAGGCGGTGGTTACGTCAAGAATGGCGGCGAAGCTCTCGGCGTGACGCACGGCCACGTCGTAGGTGATGATGCCGCGGACGGAGGTCAGCGCTTTGCTGAAGTCGTCCTGGTCCTCACCCACGGTGATCTCGAGGCCGTTGCCCCAGAAGCCAACCATGGCCTGAGAGAAGTCACCCATCAGCACAGCAGAGCAGACGCCGCTGCTGGTGCCCTTGGTGAGGGTGCTGGGAACCTGGTTGGTGACGCCGATGGGGTAGCCGTTGATCTGGGTGCCGGCAGGTCCACGGCCGAGGGTGTTGCCCACGGAGTTGACCAGGAAGGGACCGTCACCGGTGGTGGAACCACCAGCGCGCAGCTTCTTCAGAGCGCCCATCACCTTGGCGTTGGTGACATAGGCCACGGCATCGCGGTTTACGGCGCCGTTGTCGATCATCACCTCGGTTTCAAGGTCCACCAGCTTCTCGAGGGTGATGGCCCCACCGTTGGTGCCCATCGCCACGGAGCCGATGCCCGAGGTCTGCATGATGCCGGTGGGCTGGCCGCTGGAGCCAGAACCGTTGAGGATGCCGAGATCGACAGCCAGGTTCAGGCCATCGGTCAGGTCACGGCGCACCAGCTCCTCGATGCCAGGGGTGCCCTGCAGCAGGGTCTGGCGGCTGTACTTAGACAGGGCAGCCAGGTTCTTGGGAGCCATGGTCACCTGGTCGAAGGTGGACTCCGACTGGGTGATCGCGGTGGTCTGGGTGCTCAGGTAGTAGGTGTTAGCCACACCGGAGCGACGGGGCACAGCCACGTTGCCGACCAGGCCGGGCATGGTGCGCACGCCGAGGCTGAGCATCAGCGAGTTGTTCCGCAGATACTCGATGAAATCGTCGGCCAGCAGGTCGGTGGCCACCAGGTTGCCGCCGGTGGAGGCGCCGGAGGTCACGTAGGTGGCGCGCTTGGCGAGTGCCGAGAAGGGCACGAAGAAGGAGCGCTCAGCGGTCTTGCTGACGCCGGACTTCTCCACCTGCTTGCTCAGCTCACGCACCAGGCCGGCTTCGCGGGAAGACCAGTCACCGGTCAGTGCAGCGCGGATGCCAGCGGTGATGCTGTAGGCAGCGCGCTCCTGTGCGGCCATCTCCACGGGGGCGACGGTCTCAACAGGCTTGGCGCCGATCTTCTCGAGAACAGCAGCGCGGGCTTCGTCAAGGCTGCGGCCACCCTCGATCAGCTGGCGGCCGAGATCAGCCATGCCGTGCTTTTCGGTCAGAGCAGTGATGCCGGAGATGCGGGCGCGCTCAGCTTTGGCAGCCTCAGCAGCCGCTTCAGCCCGCACCGCCGAGATGTCGGGGGTGTTTTCCATCGGAACCTCAGGTTCTGTTTCGGGGGTTGGTGATGCGGCGGAGGCCGCAGGATCGGCCTCGAGAGACCGACCTACACCCACAGTGGGGTCTGCAGGTATGCTAACCACGCTCACTTCATACGGAGCCCAGCTGGTAGCGACGAAATCACCGCTGCCGCGTTGCTCCATGTCGTTGATCGCGTAGCCGAAGCTCACGTTACGCAACACACCGTCGCGCACATCCGCGAGCACTTCCTGCGCGAAGGCGTTACGGCTGAACTTCACCTTCGCGTAGCCGCGCTTTTTCTTGCCGTCGATCCACGCGCGCTCCACCACGCCGATCACCTTGTTGGGATCGTGGTTGAACAGCAGCGGCGCCGAGTCATTCAGGCGCGATAGATCAGCGCTGCGCTCATCGTGCTGCAGCACTTCGTTGCCGAAATAGCGAGCGACAGGAAACTCGCTGGAGAAAGGAAACTCAATCGACCGCTCATCTTCGCTGACCGTGAAGTCAGCTACTTCAGAGCGCTTGAGCAGCTGCCCTTCAAGATCACGCGATAGGTCCATCGGTGTCCTCAGTGTCATCCTCGCCATTATCGTCGGCCGGATCCGCATCACTGGCCGGGTCGATCTGCTCCGCCTGATCCTCTGCAGGGTCGCCGGGCTGTTGCGTCCCGCTGGCGTTCACCTCGTGCGGGTCGGTGTCGAACATCAGCTCGAGCTCATCGGCCATCTCGAGCTCGGCAGCGCGTGCCACCATCAGCTCCTCGAGGTCGCCGCCCTGCTCTGAGACCACCTCACCCAGCGTCTTGAAGCCGCAGCGCACCGCATCCTTGTAAGCCTGCACCTCCTTGGCCGGGTCCACCCATGCCCAGCCGCGGGGCATCCACCGCATCTGCCGGTAGCGCTCGGGGCTGGTCTCGTAGGCCGGCAGGTTCAGCACACCGCCGAGCACAGCCATCTCCAGCCAGGCCTCAAACACCGGCTGGTGGAAGTTCTCGATCAGGTAGCCCTGCAGCGCACGCCAGTGGTCGCGATCCTCCAGCAGCGAAAGGCGGCTGCTCGAATAGTTGGACTGGCTGAAGTCGCGGCTGATGCTCTCGTAGCTGCAGCCCACGCCGGCCGCCATCGCTCGCAGCATCGCCCGCAGGAACGGCTCGAACTGCCCATCAGGCGCATCGAGCTGCGGCACCGTCACGCTCTCACCGGGCGCCAGATACTTGAAGACGCCGGGCTCGAAATTGCTCACCCGCTCGCCTTCGTAAACCGAGTCGCCGATCAGCTCACCCTCATCGCTGGTGATGAAGCCCATCAGCGCCGAGCTTGCCCGCGCGCGGATCACCTCAGCCTCCTCGTAGCCCGAGAGGTGGTGCAGCCGCTGGATCGCAGTCGCCAGCCACGGCACGCCGCGCGTCTGGCCGGGGCGGTCCACCAGATACAGATGGATGATCTCACCCGCCGGGATCAGCTTGTGCCGCGGTCCAGGCTGCCCCTGAAACGGGCTGTCGCCGGGGTGCTTGTTCAGAAAGGCGTACTGCACGGGGCGACCCCATTTGTCGCACTCCACGCCCATGCGCCATTCGTTGCCGTCGATCGTGCTGGTGCCCGTGTAGGTGTCATCCAGCAGATCGGATTCGATCACCTCGAGCGCGAACGGCACGCGGCTGCCACCGAACGGCTGGCGCACCTTGCGGATGAACACCTCACCGGACTCGGCCATCGCGCCGATCACCAGCCGCTCCATGTCATGCCAGCTCAGCCGGCCGCCGGTGTGGCAGAACTGCTTTTTGCCCCACTCGCGCCATGCGGTCTCGATCGCATCATTCACCGGCTGATCCAGCCGTCCGCCGCCACGCAGCATCCGCACCTGCGCCTGCAGCTTGATGCCCGTGCCGACCACGTTGTTCTTCACCGCGCGGATCGCCTGGCGCGCGTAGTCGTTGTCGCGCACCAGCTGCCGCGAGCGGTTGCGCAGCCGCGGCAGGCTGCCCTTGATCTCGGCATCGGCCGAGGTGCTCTGCGTCACCCAGTCGCTCGTCAGCCTGCTGACCGTTGCGCCCTGATACATCCGCCGGCGTGGCGCTGGTGTCGGCTCAGCTCCGCGCTGCAGCCAGCCGAGGATGGAAGATCGGATGCCCATCAGAAGCGCACGAACAGGTTGTGAGGGTTGCCGAGGCCATTGGCCGCCAGCTGCGCTGCTTGTTCGCGCTTCACCTCAGCCTTCAGTTTGCCCTCAAGCGCAATCAGGTCCGCCATCTCGTACTTCTTCAGGCTGCGCGTGCCGATCTTGTACTCCTGCACCACGCCGCCGGAGACGATCGCGCGGATCGCCGCCTGCACCGCCTCGAGATCCTTCTGCGCCTGGGACCGGCCATCGAATGCCGCCGGCAGCCCCGTGTAGCTCAGCCCGACCAGCACCTCGAGCTGACCAGAGCCGAGCGTGACAACTGATCCGGTCTTGCTGGCTATCGCCTGCCAGAACCACGTGCCGGGCTCAAACCCTGCGCTGGTGGCCGCGGCGATCGTGAACTGCCACCCGGTCCCATAGGCGGTGCCGGTTACGTCCGCGCCTTCGTGGTTGTGGTTGGTGCGCAGCCAGTACGTCACCGACCAGCTGGCGCTGCTGATTGGGTTGCCGAGGTTGTCGCGTGACGCCTCATCGCGCCACGTCACCGTGTCACCGGCCCTGATTTGCGCGGGGATGTTCACGGCCTCACCAGCTGGTAGCGAACGAAGGCGCTTTGCCCTTGCCCGATCTTAGCTGCGGCTTGCTCGCACCATCAGCTGCCTTCTGCAGCCTTGCTTCCAGCTGATCCCAGATTGTTCTGCGGTCATACCGCGAATAGAGCCGATTTAATCCCGCATAGGCGTAGACCAAGCAATCCAAGGCCTCGTTACGGGCGCTTGGCTTCTTCACCCATTCCCTCACGGGAAAACCCTTCACGTACCGCAGCGCCTGCTTCTCAGCCGTCAGCTGCTCGAAATACTCCCCACCCGTCTGCGCATGGAAGTGCAAATAGCCCTCGCCGGGTTCGTTGTGCTTCAGCCGCCCAAACAGCGTGGTCTTGATCGTGTCGCCACCCACCGGCCACACCTGCGCGCCGCGCTTCAGCGTCTGCCCCTTGGCGTTGATGTCCACCTTGCCCGGCTTGCCGATCGGCGGCTTGCCCCGCTGGCTCTGACCCTTGATCGCGATCACGCCCACACCAGCGCGCTCCCGCGCGTACTGGTACACCTCCGCCGTGGCATGGCCGCCGGAGTCCACGCACACCACATCCGCCCGCAGCTTGCCTCCACCGGCGTGCTCCCATTCGTGCAGCACCAGCAGGTCCAGCTGCTTCCACACCTCCGCCTGGCAAGGGTCGCCCGCGATCTCCTGGTGGTCGATCAGCCAGCCCTCCTCGCCGCGGCCCCAGCCCCACACGCTCACCGCCAAGCGATCACCCGCTGAGCCGCCACCGCCCTGCACGTCCACACCGATCGTGACCGCCAGCACACCATCCGGCAGCCTGCCGCCCGCATAGGCCTCGCACCGCTCCAGCAGCGCGCTCGCGCTCACCTTGCTGGCGAAGTCCTCCTCCCATGTCTCCGCCAGCCGCGTGTTCACGAACGACTTCAGCATCGGCGCGTCCGACTTCGCCCGCAGGAAGTCGTCCACCATGTCCGCCCAGCTCAGCCAGCCAAGCGGCGAATAGAGCCCCGACAGCTGGAACCCTGCCGTCTTGCCATCGCTCGGCGCCGTCGCCCGCCACTCGCCCTGGCGCAGCATCGCCGGCTTGTGGATCTCGGCAAACCTATCGCCGCAGTGCTCGCACTCGTAGACCGCCGTGCTCGGGTCGTTCTTCTCCCACTTCAGCTGCGGCCATTTCAGCCACTGCATCGCGCCACAGTTCGGACATGGCACGAAGAAGCGCCGCTGGTCGCTGCGCTCGTACTCCGCCTCGATCCGCGAGAAGTCCTTCACGGTCGGCGTGCTGGTGAGCAGGATCTTGCGCCGCGCGAACGTGGTTGCCCGCTTCTCCGCCAGGCTCACCGGATCACCTTCCCCGTCCACGTCAGCCGGGAAGGCGTCGATCTCGTCCATGAAGATGTAGCGGCACGGTGTCGAGCGCAGACCCGTTGCGCTGTTCGCACCCGTCAGCAGCATCATGCCGCCGGGGAACTCCTTCGCGAACATCGTGTTTCCCGAGTCCCTCGAACGGCTCGGCGCGATCTTCTCCGTCAGCACCGGTGTCTCGCTGATCAGCGATTCCAGCCGCTGCTTGCTCAGCCTCTTGGCCATCTCCACGGTCGGCTGCACCAGCAGCATCGGTCCCGGTGCGTGCGCGATCACGTAGCCCAGCCAGTTGCTTCCGCTCTCCGTCTTGCCCGTCTGCGCTGCAAACATCATCACCACCCGCTGCACGTTGCTGGTGGTGCTCAGGCAGTCCATCGGCTCCCGCAGATAAGGCGTCCGGTTGGTGCGCCACGGCCCCGGTTCCGCCGAGGCCTTGCTGCTCAGCCGCCGGTGCTTGTCCGCCCACACGCTCACCGTCAGCGGCGGCTCCGGCCGCAGGCCCTCCATGAACGCATCGCGCCAGACGCTCACAGCAGCGCTCCCTGCACGTCACCCACCTGCACACGCTGGCGTGCAATCTCCAAATACTCAGCCTCGCGCTCGATGCCAATAAACCGAAAGCCCTCCAGCGCCGCGGCCTTGCCGGTGCTGCCGCTGCCCATGAACGGATCCAGCACCACGCCGCCCGGTGGCGTCACCAGCCGGCACAGGTAGCGCATCAGCTCGGTGGGTTTGACTGTTGGATGGCCGTTGCCCTCGCCGCGATCGGCCTTGCTGGCCTTCGCGCAGTAGAAGAACCGGGCAGCATCGCCGAGCAGCGCGCAGGGCTCACTGCTGCCGTCGTGGATCAGGTTCGCCGGCCAGCGGCCTGCAGGCGCATCTCCCGTCGAAATAGTTTCACCATCCCCGGTTCCATGCGCTGCCCTTGGTTTTGGTCCCCTGGCTGAGTGATAGCTGCGCGACTTTGGCCAGGTCTCCACAGTGGTCCCCACCCGACACCCATCCACATTCAGAGCCCCAGTGCCGTGCTCCAACACGTTCGCCGCCACCGTGCCCTTCAGCGGTTTGCGCGCCACCGTGATCGGCTCTAGTGCAGGCTTCAGCGCGGTGCCCCAGCCCTGCCAGTCGCCGTCAAGGTTGCGGCTCTTCGGAAACCCCGACCCATACACCCACGCGATCATGTCGCGGATCTCGAAGCCTGCATCCTCGATCTGCACTGCCATCCGGTGCTGCGTTCTGGTGCCCGCGAATGCCAGCAGGTGACCGCCCGGCTTCAGCACCCGCAGCACCTCGCGCCACACCTCCGCGCCCGGCACGTCGTAGTCCCATGCCTTGCCCATGAAGCTCAGCCCATAGGGCGGGTCCGTCACGCAGGCATCCACGCTGCAGTCCGGCAGCTCGCGGAGCCGGTCGAGGCAGTCGCCGTGCAGCAGCTCGATCATCGCTCTGAGTCTGCCAGCGCCAGCAGCGCATCGCGGTGCTCATCGCTCAGCAGCTGGTGGATCACCGCCGGGTCGGTCTCGCCGGCCAGTTGGTGCGACAGCCGGTCCGCCAGGTTGCTCAGCGCTTCTCTCACGCTGCGTCCAATCTGGAACGCCTGCTTCTTCACCTCATCTGCCGGCACCAGCTCCTTGCGCTGCTGCGCCACCTGCAGCTTCGCCAGCTCCGCTTGGTAGTGCTCACGCCGTGCCCGGCTTTCGTTCAGCTCGGGGATCGCATCATCCGGCAGCCGGTCGATCGCCTTGCGCAGCTCCACCGGTGTGCGCGGCTCCACCGGATCCGGCTGGCTCACCTTCGCGTTGTGCGTCGCCTTGGTGTTCCGGTTCCACAGCTCCAGCGCCAGGTCGCGATCGAGCCAGCGCTTGCCGTCCTTCTCCACCACCGCAGCAGCGATGCGGTTCTTCGTCGCCGCGGTCACGGTTCCCTTTGCGCATCCCTTGAGCGCTGCGAACTCGCTGAACGTAACCAGCAACAGATCGTGGCCTTTTAGTTCAACAGAATGGTAGTGAACTATTGAACTCCCGAACGGGTCGGGGTCGCTACGGCCGATTTCTCACTCTGAGTCCCGTTTGAGACTGCTTTTTGCTGACGCTAGCCCTAGCGCGGGGTTGGTGCGACAGCCGGTCCGCCAGGTTGCTCAGCGCTTCTCTCACGCTGCGTCCAATCTGGAACGCCTGCTTC